CCTCTATCAGAGTCTGTGATAGGATCGAAGCGACCTGATCTGCCTTCGAAGAAATTTCTTCGGATTGCAAGACCGGGTACCAGGAATCCCACACCAAGCACTGCTTGGAAGTGACTCCTGTCGATCCATTGACCTCTTAGGTCTACTGGTGCATACCAGACTCGGGGTAGTAATCCTACCCTGTCTCGATACGCGTTTGCCTTTGAGGCCGCGTTACGGAGCAGTGCTCCCGCGCGGCGATTCGGCTGTACTGTTGAGGGCTCAGCAGATCCACGCAACATTGTTGCATATGGTGTCTCTTTGTCACCCATAATTGCTTGGGGTTTGGTCAAGTCTACCATCTCTCTGTACATGGTTCGCATCACGCGGCGCCTACTAGGCGCTGCGGACGAACCTGTCACATTGATTTGGTCAGACTTTGACGCAAAAGCCTCAGAGTTGGTTTGTAGATCGTGTAAAGATATGCCTTGCATTTCTAGATAATTCGCGACCTCAACCTTCTGTTGTATACCACGTTCCCACAGACTCCGGTACTTTCCGGTTTCTGGGACTAAATTTGGATCAGTCCTCTCTACAATGTAGAGTTGTGCCTGATTCTGTCCGGCTGACGTGTTGTACCAATCACACTGTGATGGTATACCAAGTCCGCCTAGGTTCGGGGGCATATATGTTACTGGGTTGTTTATTACCGCCTTTTCATAAAAGGAGGGCATTCCAGACCTGAGCATGAGCGGTAAAACCGGTCGCAGAATTTCTGCAATATCTGGTCTACTTTCGTTCAATGAACGGAAGCACCGCGACAGCTCTTTACCTTTACCAACTAGAGGGTCGGGACACTCGCACGCGAATGTTCCTCCCTTTGAGAACTGGTTTAAGAGACGCATCTTGATAGTATCAATGTGTATCCCAGGTTTAAAATTAGGGTGTAAACCGAAGTCTTGGCAGTAGTGTACATATCTCCTTGAGATTCTATACTTCTCCCACGATATTTCGTAACCCATTGACGCTAGAAAGTCCGGGATTCCTTTGAGGAACTCCAACGGGCCTAACGCTGTATGATCATCTCCGCAGCACGCAAAGGTGCGACGTCCTGGGTTCGATAGCTTTGCTATCGACCTCGGCGTCACTTGCCTTACGTGTTTAATACCTTGAAGGGTCGCATAGTATGCAGCCATTGAAGACATAGTCAGGATAGATTTTGTAATAGGTTCTCCCATTAATACACCACATGTGGTTGTAAACCGGATTTCCTTACTCTTGTCAGTTCTGTAACTGGGATCCAGGTATCGTGCTATTGCACGTATCTGGGTTCTCGGTGCCTTGTAGACAATGTCTCTT